ATGCTCCATCAAACCCAGTAAAAGATAATGAACCTAATATGTCTCCACCAGCAGTATTAATTGCTGACCGACTACCAGCCGAACCTCTTGCTTTTGCAAAATGTAATGTAGGAGGAGATGTAGCATTTGAAGAAGATTCTATTGTAATGTTTCCTACAGCACCAGCCGCACCAGTTGCAACATGAAGTCCTGTGGCTTGTATTGCAGATGCTACTGAACCAATATTGACATTGCCAGCATTATTAATAACCATTCTTTCCGTACCAGTCCGAGTTGTGCTATCCCCAGCAGTCCAAAAGTTTATTTCCTCTGCCGCATTATGACTTGAATTACCACCACCAATACTGACTTTATTCGTAGATGAATTACTAAATCCTTGCATCATCATAAAGCCTTCAGTCTCAGTACCTGAGTCATACTGACTGTGTGTTATTACTGCATTTTTATCAGCATCGTCTGATGTTGTACTTGTTAAATTTAATGTTCTTGTACCAATAACATCTAAAACGGCTACTGGTTCAGTCGTACCAATCCCGACATTGCCTGTATCAGTAATTCTGACACGCTCACCTATATTTCCATCAGCAACTGTATTGAATGTCATATATGTATGACGATTACCACTTGAATTACCCCATTCGCTTATACCTACATCTATTGAAGCCATATCTCCAACACTTGTACCACTATGGTATTTACCCCAAAGAATTTGACTAATAGTGTTAGCAGTTGTATCATCATCTGCATCTACTATTTTAATAAAAGGTGTTGTTCCTCCATCTGCGGCATCTATTAAAACATCAAATCTTCCCTGTACTTGCTCGTCGTATGTATTTGTATTACTACCCTGTACAGTTAAATCACCTGTAATAGTAACATCTCCAGATATTGTACCACCTGAAGATATTGCATTTGCTGTTGTTGATATAATTGTGCTTTTCATAAATATCTCCTATGACAATACATACCTGACAGTGCAACTATCACCGCCTTTACGTTCTAATAATAAATAAACAGTATCACCTATTCCAGTAGGTATTTTTAATGAATATATTGTGTCTCCACCCATTAAATATAAATCATTACTAGCATTTAATGTGTCTGAGCCAGTTCCATTAAAGCTAAAAACTATATCATTGTCAGTCATTAAATGAATTGTGTGATAACCAGATACATTTATAGCATCAGCTGAATTATCAACAATAGTTCCACTAGCTAATGTAGTTTGAACATCCCAAACTGCAGCTGTGTCTGTATTAAGTGATTCGTGAGCTCTATGTCTTTGAAGGTTTGCCATTTTATCTCCTTTAAGTTTTTATGCTTGTCTTGCGAGGCGAGATGCTCCTTATACAAGCACTTTAATTTAGTTATTTTACTGCAAAAGGTGAAGCAGGAAAAGTCATTGATATATTTCTTTTATTGCTTTCATTATCACCTACTTTTTTCCAGAATTCTCTCATACAATATTCTTTACCTTGTAAATCTCCTACAGCTTCTTTCATTTGGGCCTTTATGTAATCTACAACAGCTAAACTAAGCATCCTATTTAGATTCACATGAGAAGATTCATCTGCACTTGCATCTGATACAGATTTAGGTATTTGATATATTGTAATACTTTCACCAGTATTTTCATCTGTTAATGTAGAACCAGAAACAATCATATTTGAATTGCCAGCTCCACCAAAACTATCAATAGTGTAATCAGCATCATTACTAGCTGAACCTATTACTCTAATTTTATCACCTACTGCAAATCCACTTGTTGTGTCCCAAAAATTATTAGTATTATCTGTAGTTATTCTTGTTCCAGATAATGCAAAGCTAATATCAGTTCCAGATGCTTTAGCAGTAGTAGATTCTAGTGCTTCAGATATAAATATTTCAGATTCATCAAATGATGTATATTCAATTCTTAATCCATTTGTAATGTCTTCATCTGGATAAATTAATTGTATAGAAGATTTTTCACCCGGCAATCTTATTTTATAACTACCAATAGTATCTATAAAAGCATTGTTAGCAAGTTGCCATAAATGTATATATCTACCATGTAATTGATAAAACCAATTTTTATAAGTATTATAACTCATAATCCTGCTCTAGTTTGAAGTCTTTTTACAATTTTATACATTTCTTCTAACTTGTGTTCAAGTAAAACTATTTTTGTAGAAAGCTCTTTATATTTATCATCTTTAGGCTTAGTCATAATTACTTTTTTTTCTTTTTTATATTGAACCGGCATTATTCTGGACTCGTATCTTCTGAAACAATTGGGTCATATGCCAATCGTTTTATTTTTTTATATTTATCATCTGATGTATCTAGAATAGAAACAGATTTTAAAGATACCATGTTAAGTGGTAAAATATATTCTCTTTCTCCATCAATTATATTTTGTTTATTAGATTTTATTTCTTCACCATGAGAAGATTTAATAGCGTGTACAGCATCTTTTATCCAAGCTAATGCTAAACCAGTACTATTAACACCGGCTCTTTCCATCATTTCTTTAATAGTCATTATACGTCATCCAATATAGCTGCTACATGAGCATTAACAGTTGCCGTTCCTTGACTTGATGGTCTTAGATTTGAATCAAGAACACAACTTCTAGCATGTAAATCTGCAACTGTGCAATTAGGTGGTTTTATTATTACCATTTCTCCAGGCCCTACAACAATTAAATCTTTTTCATTATAAACTGCATTACCAGCATCTAATACAAGTCCTATTCCCTCTGTAGTGGTTGTAGATATATTTTTAATACATAACCATCTAAATACATCTGCAGTTGCTACTTGAGTTGATGAACCAAGATATGAATCACCAGTGTCTAGTAAATCTGTAGTTGAAGAGTCACCGATTACTGTAACCTCTGCAAATACCCATTTATCATTACCATCAGCAGGTTCATAAATTAAGCTACCACTCATACTTGCTTTTATTTCATCTAATAATATTGATGCTGATAAACTAGATGATGCTTTATCTGCCATTGTTATCTCCTAACTTGTTGAGGAGCTGCTTGTGCTTTTGGTTGTGCGCCTGCCATAGCTGCAAATGCTCCTTCATATTTTGCCATTAATAATTTTGCTCTTGATTCCATCCATCCATAATCTGTCATTACTTTCTGTATCTTAGCTGTATAGTCTTGTAATTTACTAGATACTTCAGATGTATACGATTGTAAATCTGCATTAAATTTAGCAATCTTACTTTGATTATCTTGTTGATAAGATGATATTTCTGCTGAATACTTTTGCAATTTTTGCGCATCATCTGATTGCGATAATTGAGCATTTTGAATTGATACTTGTAATTGAGCTTGATATTCTACATTTTCTTTGTTAAAACTTTGTACAGAATCTTGTACCTTTGCTTGAAATTCTGCTATTTGAGCATTAATTGTTTGTATTCTACCTGCTAACATTTCAGGGTCTTCTTCTACACTAATCCAATTTTCAGCATCTCCAAAATTTGGTACAACTGTAGGCCCAGAATATGTTGGAGCTGTAGTTGTAAAAGATACACTATTATCACTTATTGATGGAATAACAGGAGCATCTGATAAAGATAATGAAGATGGTATAGATGGAAAACTAATATCATCTGGTAATGCTTTAGATGACAAAGCATTTTGTAATGATTGTATAGATGCATATAAAACTACTAAATATGCTTTATCTTCTGGAAAATATTTAATATCTGAATGAGCATATGTTAGTGATGCATTATTAGTTTGGTCTGTTGGTGTACCATTAACATAGTAAACTTTATAAGAATTAGCACCACCAGATGAAGGAGGTGGATAAACAAGTATCGCCCCTTCTTCAGAAACTAAATAAGCAGGATTAAATTTAGAAGCATAATGAAGACTCGTTGAATCTGTAACATCGTATTGAAAACCAATAGGTATTTTCCTACAATTTTTCCAATTATCATTAGTACCTGATTCTCTTACAACACTAATAATTTTAGCTGATGGAATTGTTACCCCAGCTTGAGATGTGCTTTCTGAAGATATTCTCATAAACATAAAAGAATCTTGAGGTCTAACAGATAGACATCTACTTGTAACGTCTAAAACGCCATCTTTTAAAAATTGAGTTAATTCACCTTGTGTAGGAGAGCTACCACTATCAATAGATAATCCAGTTAGTCCCTCTACTTGTTCTTCAAATGTTGCCATATTTTAAATTTTTTATATACAGGGGCCCGAAGGCCCCCATATATTGTTTATTGTTTACAATTAAGTATTAGCTGAAGCTGTTCCTACTGCAAATCCGTCTAGGTCATTAATGCTTCCATCAATATACCATTTACCATCGCAGGAAACCATATGTACTCTGTCTCCAGCTGCTCCTTTAGAAGCTGCTAAAGTTACTTGGTCATGTGAACTTCCATTAAAGTCAACACCTGCATCACTGCCACCTTCGACAGAATTTAAGTGTCCAACAAAGAAATCAACACCATCTTCGGCATCAATATCAAAGTCGCCAGTACCATTAGCTGCTTTTAGTAAAAAAGTAAACTCAAGCCCGTCAACCGCATCAATATGAGGTAAGTTACAAGCAGCTGCGCCATTTGTTCCACCCTCTATAAGGATGGTAGCTCCACTATCACTTGCAGAAAGTGAAACAGCGGCTGCGCCAGTTACTTTTATAACTTTACCAACTTTTTTATCAATTTGATTACCAAGCTTGTCTTGTCCGTATAAAGGCATTCCCATAATTTACTCCTTTATGTCCAAATGGCATGTGCTTCAGGCATCTGAAACTCCATACCGGCTTCGGTTTGAATTAAGTCAACTCTACGGTCAATACCACTGTTTTCTAGTGTTTGAACACCAACATAAACAGCTGTATCACGATTAAGCCCATTACCAACAAGAGGTCTGTAAGAACAATGACGCATATTAATTGCGACAATCTTAGCAGGAGAACCATCTAGGTGTACGTTACGAGCTACATTCATATCACCATAAGGTGTTGAAATAACTGTAATGTCTACTCCAAATGCTTTCTTTTTACCTATCATGTCAATATTAGCTCTACCATACGAATTACCTGATGTATCAGGAGTAGTCGCGCCAGCTTTTACCATACCAACATTGTTAGCAAAGTATCCACTTAGTTTATGCAACCAATTATAAACTTCTGTAGAACAGAAGAATATAGTAGCAGGACTATTATTGTATCGTGGGTCTAGGTATTGAGATAAATCATCAAGAAATGAATCTTGAGATTTTGTAGCTAGAGTTAAGCTAAATTGATTACCATAACTAAGTATGTAATCAACAGCTCCTTGAGTATACTGAACACCATTTGCATCAGAATACTGATTACCAAATAGTAATGATGTTTCAATATCCCACTTATGCTCAATCAACTTTTCTCTCCAGATTCTAGCAAACTCACTTGGTTCATACTTTAGAACAGTTGCACGAGTTGTGTTGTCCATTGCTAAAGAGGTTTTCCAAATTTGAGTTAAACCACTACCGGTTGAGAAAGGTTGGTCTTTCCATGTTTCTGGATAACCAGAACCTTGACCCCAAGAATTACCTACTACATAACAACGAGCTGCTTCAAGTTGTTGAACAGTAAAGTTTTTCCATTCAGCAGCAGATACATCATCAGTAGCTGCAGAAAGGTCTTTGTTGGCAGTTGTTCCAGCACCCCAACCAGAAAGTTCAGCATTTGCAGACGATTGTCTTACAATCCTTAATTTCAAGTCAGCGCAATTGGCAGCTGCTCCAGCAGAACCTTCAGATTTTAAGCTTACACTTTCTACACGACCTACAATATAATCCTCTACTACAAATGCAAGAGCAGCAGTTGTTGCCCCAGCAGTTGTTGATTGTAAAGGTATTTTTACCATTTGGCCTGGTAGAAAAAACTCAGGTCTTGTTCCGTTATCACCTACTCTTAAAGAAGTTGAAGAACCATATACTTGACCGATGTTACCATCGTTCTTGTAATCACTCATCATTCTTACATAGTAAATGTCGCCTTCTTCTACATTAGATGCTGTAACTGTAGCATCAGATGATGCCATTCCAGCTTCAGTAGTTCCATGAGCTGTTACATATGCGTAACGCTTATGATAGGAAGGTCTTCTTTCTGTGAATTTAAACTGAGGGTCATCAGTTGGCTTCTTAGCTACTTTTGACACAAACCTAAAAAACGGGTCTTGTGCAATTGCTAATTCGCTAACTCTATCGCCAAAGTTATATTTTCTCCGAAGGTCACCAGTCGATAAATTTCCACCCGGGTCAACTATACCAGCTGTGGATTCAGTTAAACTGGAAACATCGGAGATTCCAAAATAATCAGCCATTTTTAGCTCCTATTTCAAGTTAAGTATTTAGTTATTAACCAAATACAGATTCTAGTTCCGAATCAATCCCTAAAATAGCTTCAAAAACTTGCTCGTCTGGAGTCATATCATCACTTCTAGTAGCTCCACCTATTGAAGATGCGCTTTGAGGTTTCTGACGTACTCTTTTCATTTGTTCAGACATATCTTTTCTGGCAGAATCAGCAACATTCTTATCACGATTTTCACGATTTTTAAGATAATAAATATCGTCTAAAGAAAGTGTTCGTGAGTTAGCATAGTCAACAAGTTCTTTCCATTCACCATCATTCATTTTATGCTTTGCTCTAAATTCTGCTTCAGTTGAAAGTCTTTTGCTTTGATTTTCTTGTTCTACTTGATGCTTTTGTAGACGTTGATTAACAACGCCATCAATGGTAGCTTGTAAAACTTTTGCTGAATCGGAATCAGTATTATTAACTGCTTCATCAGCATCAAAGATAAAATCATCATCTAAACCAAGTTTTTCTGTTACTTTTTTAGGGGTTGAACCACCACCCTCAAAATAGTCTCTCACATGAGTTACTAAATTAGGGTCTTTTCTCATTGCATCGAGAACAGGTACATAGGGTTCTAGCTCACTTAAACGAGAGTTAAGTCGTTTTGCTTCGGAACTTGAATCACTATATCTCTTTTCCCAATTATGCTCTTGCGATTCAGTCTCTGGGCTCACTTCTGAGGTTTCAGGTTCTGTTTCGTTTTGCATCAATGCTGGTTCTTCTTCCGGCTCTAGTATACCTTGATTTACCTTACGGTCAAGAGCTTCAAAAAAATCGTCAGCTGTGTCTGGCGTATTATTTTCAGGGCTATCTATATTAAAATCATTCATCTCTGGTGATTTAGATAGGTTGTCTGTATTTTCATTAGCCATAATTTCTCCTTAATTTAAATTAGCAATGCTGAAAAAATCAACTATTCTTTAGCAGACTCAATGTTGTCTTTTCTTATAGTCGCTGCTAGTCCTAGTTCTTTCATTTTCATATTTGATTCGTTTTTAAGTTTTTCTCTATATGCTGATTGTGCTGCTTCTGTTTGCATCACATCTTTTTGTATAGACATATCAGCATCTTTTACTTTTTCTTTAATGCCTGATTGTACTAATTGTCTTTCAAGTGTTTCTATAGTACCATTTCTGTCTTTTACAATTTGGTCTAATTGTTCTACTTGGTTTCTTAATTGCATATAAACTGATTTACGTTTTATTATTGCTTCTTTATTTCTTACATCTGTTTCTTGTAACATAGCAATATCATCTATTAATCCAGATTGATACCACTTAAAGTATTCTTCTAATAATGCCCATCTATTTAATGGTAGTGTAGAACCACCTATAATTCTAACATCAAATCTAGCAGTTGCATAATCATTCCATTTCTTTACTGAATTTCCTAAGTCATCAAATATTGGAACATTAATTTCTACAATTTTTTCTTCATTTATATTGTTAGGTTGAACAATTCTAAAAACTTTATGAGCTAAATAAGTATCTTGCGCCCAATCTTTAAACACCATTCCTAAATGCTCTAATCCAGGCTCTATTACATTTTGCATCCAAGATTTAATTCTTCTAGTACCATACTCATCCATTTGCAATAAACCTCGATATGTTTCTGGGCCTGAACCACTATCTCCTTGCATAGAGGAATATACCCCTGCTACATATTCCATGTCAGCTTTTGCGTTCTGGGTTATGCCATAAAAGGCATTGTTTAGTGGAAGAGGTTGGACTGGAGTAGGAGGGGCAAATCCCTGTCTATACTTTAATAATGCACCGGGAGCCGATGAATATTTTTCCCATTCTTCTTCTGGCACAGAACCTTCTTCATACATCCATCTAAGATTTGATGCTAAATTAGCATTATGTATAAGAATTTGATGTGCCTTATTTAATTCTTGTTGTTTACCAACCAATGGATTTACTGCACTCATTGGATATGGTGTTCCTGTGTATTGATAAACAAAAGGAATTATAGGGTAATCTTTTATTGGTAATATTTCATTATAAAGAAGTTTGTCTCCAACAACTATTGTATATCGTATTCTATCTTCATAAAAATCAATTGCATCAACAATAGTTCCTGCCACAGTTTTGTCTTTTATCATTATATCGTATTCTGCTTTAGTAATAACACGATTTTCTATTCTTGACTCAGCTTCTTTTAATTTATTAATTAAAATAATTCTTTGTTTTTCTACTGATTCTTCTGCTTCTCTACGAGCTCTTTCTATTTCTAGCTCTGCTCTTTCTTGTATAATTTCACCTTTTTGTACAGATTCAGATAATTGTAAAGCTTTCTCTTCTACTTGAACCATCATTTCTGCTTCAAAATCTTTTAAATCTACTTCCACTTGTCTTTCAATAGATTCCATTTCAGAAGGCCCGGGAGGTAAATTAATAAATAGATTCATAAATGCTACTTTTTCTTTACTATAACATTCGTAATAATCTATAATAGTATCTTCTTCACCTTTAGAATCCCAAGATTCCCCTGCGGTGTCCGCTGGAAATACTATGTCACTTTCTAATATATCTCTATCAGAGTAATTATTTTCACCAGCTGAATCACTATTTGCATTTTTAATTTGTCTTACTTTATCTGGAAATAATTTTTTTACTTGTTCTTTAGGTAAGTCTTTTCTTACCATAATATAAGTAGCATCTCTGAAGAGAAAATCTCTAGAAGTTGGGTCTGGATAAATATCAAAAGGCTCAACTTTTTTAAATATTACTTCTCCTAATCCTCTATCTTGATTTGGGTCTACATCTACTTGCATATACCCAACTCCCTTTACAAGAGCATCTTGAATTACTTGAGCATATATACTATCACCATTTGAATTATACCAACAATAATCTGCTATGTCAGCGTGTACAGCCGCTACATCTGAATCACTTCCTTCTGCTCCTACAGCTTGCCATCTAGGAGTATTAGCGGTTGCAAAGAATTTCATCATTTCAATAACAGGAGTAATCCTATTAATTGTAAAATTAGGCATTCCAGCCGACCTTAGTGCATCTTGCTCTTCTTCTGTAAGTTGCTCTCCTAAGAAAAATTCATAAGCTTGTTGAGCTACATTTTCCCACTTTTTTCTATTAGACCCATTTGCTTTTCTATACAAATCATGTATTTGATTTACTACTTTTTTGTTACCCCTAGCCATTATCCTTTAATCTCCACATGAACAAGGTCATCGAAGCCATTGTCTTTTACTTCGCCATCACCATCCCAGTCGCCGCCCCAACGGACAGGAACATTCAATTGTTTAGCTATTCCTCTAATCATTCCACCCATATAGTGAAACCTATCTCTATCTTCCCAATCAATTGGGTAGGGAGCTAAGTCCACCGCCTTTCCTTCTAAATGTTTTGAGTATTTCGTTTTAGATTTTCCTTGCGCCAACAATTCCATTTGTCTAGCCTCTGTCCTCAAGCCCTCGATAATAGTAACATCCATTATCTTAACAAGCTCATTTAGAACATTTACGAGTTCTGGCTTAACTCCCTTTAATCTTTGTTTTGACCTTTTTCCAAATTTTGGCATTACTTTTTCCTTTGTTGTGAATATAAAATATCTACTTTTCTTTTTGTGTGAAATTTATTTGGAGGAATAAAACTTTGCCAATATGATTTTTTTGGCCCGCCATCATCAAATCCTTGAGTACCTAGCTCTCCTTTAGATTTCATTGATAAACTACTGGTACTTTTAGGTAATGATATATCGTGAGTTTCTTTTGTTGCCATTATGCTACTATCCAACTTTTAGCTTTTTTAATTTTTTTCATCCAATTATTTCTTTTATCCTTGTGCATATTAGGCGGAAAAGAGTGTACACAAGCATAATAAAGACTTTCTATGGTGTCATCATGTGACATTTTAGGGCCGAATGTAACTATTTCATGCGATAAATCAAAGTGAGACTCCCTAATATGTACCAAACCCATCGAAAATCTGCCCGAAAGTCCACTATAGATGCGATTAAGCTTGTTTGAACCACCCGGTTTCTCTGGTATAACGGCAATACTGAACTTATTTAGTCTTCTTCTTTCATCATTTAAAGCCTGAAAGATACTACGATTCATTGCAACGTCTTCAACTGTAGCTGATGTACAATGGTATTTTTCGTATAATTCTATTATAAAATCTACAACGCCTTTCTTACCAATAATGTTCCCATCTACTTTACTACCAATAGTTGGTATTGCTCTATGTCTTTCATATTCAAGCACATAAACATTACTTTCAGGGTCTATTGCGACAACCATTATAACTGAGAAGTCAGATGTTTTGGTATCTATATCTGTAGCTGGGTCACATCCTATAAAGATATTAACTGGAATTTCTGAACCATCTTTTATAAGATAGTTAACACCATCTTTATATTCATAGTAGCCTTCCCAATATTTTAAATTTTTTCTAGTCCATACAGAGTCATCTTCAGATTGTACTTCCATCATATACTCTTGATAGAATTTTGTACTTTGTCCAGAGTCTATATAGAATTTTTTCTTTTCTTCTAACTTTGCTTTATTAAAAAATGATGCCCACAATGGTTCACCACTAGGTAGGATTGCTTTATATGTAATTAATTTCCAAGCAAAATCCTTATCATCTTTTTGAGCTTTTGCATGATTAGTAAGAAGATTGTTAATAAAAGAGTCATAATGTACAGGAGTACCATTGATGCGAAGACGGCCAGTATGAGGCTCGATAGCAGGATATACAACAGCGGTAACAAGATTAGCATTTTTATCTCTAGACTCTTGAGTGAGCGTGTTTGCTTCATGTTCGAAGTCGTCAAGGATAATGAGGTCATATCGTTTATGGAGTTTTGCTCCACCCCGTATCCCAGAGACATTACTCTTGGAAATGAGTTTACAGCCATTGGTTAACTCTATGTCTTCTTCTGTCCACTTTTTTCCTTTAAGATTACCAAAATAGTATTTAATCCTATCATTAAATTCAAGATGATGCTTGATATAATCCATATTGCCCACAGACAACTTTTGTGTAGCTGATACCCAAGCGTAGAATAAAAAGTTTTCTTCATCTTTGCAAAATACAAAATCTTTTAGTATAGATGCTTTAGTTAAAACTGTTTTTCCATGACCACGAGGAATAATAATAGCAAGCTGTTTGCATTCTTTATCATCAATAAAATCAGCCATTTCATAGTGAAAAAAAGGTGTTTCACTTCTCAGGAAATCGTCAGGAAGAAATAATTTACCAAAAGCAATTAAATCTGTATATGCTAATTGTAATGCTTCTTCAGCTTCCGAAACATTCTGTGTATTTATATTTGCCATTTATATCAAAAGTTAAAGTATTGTAAGAAACAGAACAATTACCTTTTTTTTGATGAGAATATTGATTCGGGCCTTTATTTGCCAAATGCCAATACGAAAGCACTGGAATTAATGTTATTTGTTTTTCCATTGTTGCCTCTTATATTTTAAATATTCAGCCCCTTCATAGGGATTAAATATTGTAGTTATTAATCTATTATCATCATCTTCATATCTAGGGTCTATAATTGTAACTGGGGCATTAAATATATTCTTATCATCTAATCCTAATTTATCTGCATAACTATCCATTATTTTAAATGATGCTACTTGCAATGCATGACTTATTAATCCACTAGCTGCATCTTTTAATACTTGATAACCTGACACATGAGTATGTCCACAAGTTAAGATGTGGTCTTTCCATCCCATCTGAGCTGCTTTTGCTACTCCATGAGCTGTGTTCCACATTGAATTACCTTTAAACATATGCCTAGCATTTATTCTAACTTCTTTACCATTAGGAAATATAAGATTTAATCTTGCTCCCCATTGTTCATAAATACCACTATGTTCTCTCATTATAAATTCTAATGGGTCTCCATCACCACTCCATACATCGTGATTACCTGCTACTAGATATAACCATTCTACTTGATTAACAAAATGTTCTGTAAGTCTCCACGATTCTTTAGCAGATGTAGATTGTTGTCCGTACAGAGCTTGTAATCTACCTATCCAGTTATTTTGTATATCACCTAGATTGCCACCAAATAAGCCATCTGTTTTGTTTACTAAATCACATAACATATATATTTCAGCTAAATCAGTACCATCATCATCTACATGGGGGTCACCAAAATGAAGGATTCCTATTGGGCCTCTTTGATTAATTTTTATATTTATTAATCTTTTAGATTTTTTTGCTTTTAATTTTTGACTGTATTGTTTTTTTCTATGCTCTATTATTTCATCTATTGGTATATAGTCTACTTCTTGTAACTCTTTTTCAAATTGTGGTTTTTCTATTATTTTTGGATTAAGTAATTTTTTACCACATGCCATGCATTGCCATCTTTGTCTTTTTTTACTTTTCCAATAAGCCCACCCATCTTTTTTTAAATTTCTTGAGCCACATTTATCGCAACCGACTATATTGCCATCTTCATCTTTTCTAATCATTCTTCTTCACTACTTGATGTTATTTCATTTCTATCAGCAGATTGTAATTCTTTTGGACTAAACCCTTGAAACATTCCAACTACTCCGATTTCTTTTTGTTTAATTGTATTACCAACTGTTCCTATTGCTTTTCCAAGTTCTTTGATAGATTGTAATTGTATATTGTCGTCTTCACTAAAGTCTGCTAAATCTTTTAACTTTTGTAGTATATATTCATGGTCAATACCAAGTTCTTTAGCTACTTCTAAAGCAGTTCTATCTATTTCTTTCATTATTCTCTCCTGTTTTAAAAGCACCGCTGCTTTCTTTTTTGCATTATTTCTATTTTCTTCTTGAAACGCAGTCATATAAGCCTTGACAGCTCCCATACCAACTACAACATTTGTTGCAAACTCTTTTTCTTTATTAGTAGGCTTAGTACGCTTTCGTACTCTAGACGCTGGGTTTTTGATGGTCTTAGAAAAAGTGTATCTATTAGCATGAGAGCTGAAGTCTGTATCCATGAATGTATTATCACGATTCAGAAATGTACCCACTATTGTTCTTACCCAACCTCTGGCAAATTTATAATTCTTTCTATCTCCATGATGCTTAACGCTATGTGCAACTTTTAATAATTGTACAATCCTTCCATCATCACTAAATACCCAATCCCCTTCTTTTCCTTCACGCCAGTTTCCTTTTACTTCTGGGCTACTCATCATTTTTGAATGATAATATTCTTTAAATTCATCTACATCATCAAATACATAGTGGTGGACACCCCTAATTGTTTGACTTTCCAATACTACCCTCTTTTACTTTTCTTCTTAAATTATTTACTTCAGAAAACAAATCATCTATTAATTCATTTACTTCGCTTGGTATCATGAATTTTTTACCATTTACTTCTATTGGATGGTAGCTTTCTTGCATCCCCTCTAAAATAGATTCTTGTTCTTCTATTGGTAATAAACCCAGTTCTTTTAATTCAATAGCCATACTATATATACTATGTTACATGCCGGGCCTACAATATCCCTTTCGACCCCCCTGTAATCCCCCCAATTTAAAACACTTGTCAAGTCAATGTCAAGCATGCCCAAGTTATTTTTTCAAAAAAATTATAGCATTTTGTTATACAGCCATAACTCGGCTAGTGTACCCCATATCGGGATTGTGAAAATCCGATTTTTAGTTATTTCTTAACCAAATAAAAAGGAGTGAACTATGGAAATACTATGGTTACCAATTAATGGCAAGTTTGTTGAAGTTACCTTAGAGGTGTCAACTGAAACCTATAAGATTGATGGCAAAGACCACCACATTGTAAAGCACGATGGTAGTGGCTTTAGGTATTTGGCAACAGCTGATGCAATCTCTAAGATGAGAGATGATTCGAGCAAAGTCTCTGCGATTATGTCAGCCTAATTGAGGGGGGATTTTCCCCCTTTCAGGGGGTTTGTATAAGGGCAGTGGTGAACGTAACAAACATATTGGACTCATGTTCATGCTTAACGTCATGATGTTATTAGTAGCCACTCTCTTTTCTTTTATATTATAAGATTTAATAAAACTTGGGCATAAACTATAAACAAGGAGTAATGCGATGCTTGACTTAATACTATTACCATTTATCATACTATCATACAGCTCACTAACATACTTATGTGTGACAATCTACAAAGCAAACAATCAAGGAGGACATAATGAATAAAAAGACAAATAAAGAACTAGCAAGTGAACTTGGAGTAACACCAAGACAAATCTCTAAAAGCAGAAGAAGAGGATGGATTTGGAGAGATGGTAAGAAAGTAAAGTATACAGCACCTCAACCAGTATTTAAATAAACAAGGAGTAAATAATGCTAGACATACTATTAGTAACAATGAGTTTTATAGCAGCAGTATCAATGATGTTTCTATGTTGGTTAGGTTGGACAATGAATGACCAGCTACAACACAATGATAATGTAATCAATGAACTAAAAGATGAAATAGATATGCTTCGTGATAGAAATGTACAACTAGGTAAAAAAAATGTACAACTATGTGAAAAATTAAATAAACAATAAACCACAATAACCGAAGGAGTCAAACATGACACTTATATTAATACATGATAATCAATGGTCATTTAGATATTATGGCAGAGTAATAACTGTTGAGGCACAAAACTATAGTCAAGCAGTAAATAAAGTATCAGAAGAACTAAGGAGGAATAACTAATGGATAATTTATTATATGATGTAGATGTAGATGAAAACGGGCCATTTATAGTGCCAATGGATAATAATGAATGGGAAGACTATGTAGAAGAGGAGAAATAAATGCAATATATAGATATAAATGGAAAAATAATCTATGATGATACATATGCAGGTAAAGAAATAGTATCTAAAATCAAAAAACTAGTAAAAGAAATCAGAACAGTCGCAGATAAAGAATGTCGGGTAAATAATATGAAACCAAGTATGATGGAAATAGCAAATAGACTTGAAGATATAATAAAAAATAATAAGGAGGAATAATGAAATATATATTATTAATATCCTTATTATTTATAGGGTGTAAAAAAGATGATAAGTCTTACACTGTTGAAGATAGGTTTGGCGACAAACATAAATATGATATTAACCACTCAGTAGATAAAGACAGTACAACGATATATTGCCAGTTACATTATAAATGGGAAACAATAAGGCATTACTATACTAAAGAAGGTATAACATATTGGATGCAAACACTAAAATATTTTAAATAATAACAGAAGAAGGAGATAAAAATGAGAAAGAACCAAGTAATTGAAATATTAGGTGATTTAACACACTTTATATCATTATTAATACTGCAAGCAAACAGATATGATAGTACGGTTACAAAGAAAGATAGTAAATTAGCATCTGCAATGTTAAGAGCATTGTGTGTTGAATTAGGTTTATCGCAAGATGATGTAACAGGAATTATTGCAATAGCAGATAATAAACTTACAAATACAATAAATGGCATTGTTGATATGTCTAAAACAGAAGAGGAGGAGTAATGAAGTGGACAATAACTAAAGAACAATTTAAAGAATATCTTGATGTACAAGAAGGTGGATTATATAATATGTTTGACCCAAGAGCAAGAGAACTAACATCATTGTCTAAAGCTCAGTGGACAAATATTATTACTAATTATTCTGTATATCACGATAAGTGGGGGACTAAATGATACATGCACCTATAAATAAAATAGAAGAAAAAATACTATTGCTATTTAAATTAAAAGGATATGATTCAATTAATATTGAGTTTAAAAATAGTGGTGGTACATCAAAAAGGTGCATTAAATATAAATATTGGGAAGAACTAGATGTTGACGATATAATATATATACAAGAAAATGCTAATGTTATATTACAAAGAACAGAATGGGATGATGAGGACACAGGATTAAATTTTGCATACCACATAATAATTGACGATGAAGAAGAATAGGATATATATTAGGTTTATCCTTCTTGTACCTAGTATATCATCCACGGGAGTGCAACAAGCGCTATAGGTTAACCACAGTTCTCATACAATATAGCAGCGCTGAGTGAGCGCATCCCCTACATGGTTAGCCCTGTACCATGACACCCAAACAGGGCAAATATTATAATGAGGGTTGTGCTTTATAAACTTTAAGAGTTTTAAAGCAGTAATTAGGTATCCATTTATAAAGGACTCGAGTCATCT